TGCTATGCGGGAACGAGGCCGGCCGGCTGGACGGCCACCCCGGAGCGATAGTGCTGACGTATGAACGGGTGGACCACAGGATGTTTGAAGGAGTGGGGTGCCATAGGTTGGTGGATGTGATGGACGTGAAGGAGACGCATGGAGTACAGTAAGAGCGGGCTGGCGCTGACGGAGCAGTTCGAGAATTGCCGGTTGGCCGCATACCAGGACGTACGCGGACGCTGGACTATCGGATACGGACATGCTGAGGGGGTGACGCCGGGCCAAGTCATTACACAACAACAGGCCGAGGCGCTACTGCTAGAGGACGTGCAGACAGCGGCGAACTGTGTGAACAACGCGGTCAAGGTGCCGCTGACGCAGACCGAGTTCGACGCCCTGGTGGACTTCACATACAACGCAGGAGGGGGCGCGTTCAAGGGGTCAACAATGCTGAAACTACTGAATGGAGGGGACTATGCAGGGGCCGCTGCGCAGTTTGATAGATGGGATGAAGCGGGTGGCCAGGTGGTTGCTGGGCTGTTCCGAAGACGACAGGCCGAAACCACAGAATTCGGCCAGAACGGATAACGTGAACGACTTTTACCAAATACGCATGACGGACGTGGGGACACGACTGGATCACCTGAACGATCTCAAGGACTTGTGGGAGCTGGGGCTACGGGTGCTGAACAACCAGAGTCGGCTATTCGACGTAACCAGGACGAAACTGGAGATACAAAAGCTAGAGGCCGCCCTTGAACTGCTGAACGCACACATGCAGAAGGACTTCAACGAGATCAACTACATAGCAGCAATCAACACGCTACCAAAGCTGGGGGAATAATGGAAAATTACACGAAGGAACAGGCAATAGATGAAATTGGACGAATTGTTGGAGCCGTGGGGTTCTTAGGCAAATTTGCCAAAGTGTGGGAAGTTCTGGACAAGCTAGAGGACTCCATAATTACGCAAGTCAGGCACAACTTGGTGGCCGGGTACGTGGTAGATAATACGGACTGGGATGCAGCCGAGGAGTACGCGGATCAAATCCTAGGAGACCTAAGTGGACACGATTAAGGTAATCGACCTGTACACAGACAGCAAGTGGTGCCGAAAGATCGGGGCCGGGCCGTGGAAGGAAGTGGACCTGACGCCATACGGAGGCCGGCCACCAATCGTAATCAGCATGACCGGGGCCGAGGCGGTAGTTGAGAGCATGGTAACCAAAGAAGAGGCAATTCTTAGAGGATGGGCGGAACCTGAGTAATGGCCGAAACAGTGGAGGTGCGGGATCGCTACACTAAAAATAGTTGGGCCAGAAAGATAGGCGACGGACCATGGATGGAGCAGGACTTGACGATGTGGGGAGGCCGTGCTCCGATGATCTTTTCAAACACGGTAGCATGGGTAATTGAGACAACAATCATTTCAAAGAAAGAAGCTAAACTGCTAGGTTACAGTGAATGAAAAAACAGCCTAAATACGCACGGGTGGGCGAGAAGGTACGAATACTGGTACCAAAGGAGTTCGACCGGTGCGGCTATCCACTGACGATGTTCGACGTGGCCGAAAAGTTCAGAGATGAAATCCGAGTCAAGATGGAGACAGTACGGCAGGCGCTGGGCATGAACGCCGCGTGGGAGCTGTGGTCAGACCGGAGTCACTTCAACATGCACTTAGAGAAGGCGCTGTGCTCATTGATACTAAACCGAGAGGGATTCGGGGGCAAGGAGCGTAAGATACACGAACGCGACCTAAACGACTACGACTGGGAGCCCAAGTTAACAGGTCGAGAGGCTGAGGTTATAGGTAGGAAGCGGGTGCAGACCGGAACGCGGGTGCCCGGCAGGGGAGGCTACTCATCATACGGCGGGGAATATGACTACGACCCTCCACACTTAGAGAACATGAAGGTACACTGTGTGTATACACTAGACATCGGAACGGGCGGACGAAAACGGCCATTTCAAATACTGGCCAACAACTGCGAAGTCGTACGAGACTCGGCCAAATAATGCTGACACTGGGGGCATGGGAAGACACTAAGGGCAAGATGGTGTGGGCGTGGTTGTTCGGGGCCGGGGTGTTGATCGAGGCGTACGTAGGACACGGCAAGACATGGCCGGAGGCGCTGCGGAACCTGGCCCAAAACCTTAAGGGACTATGAGAATACGGGCTAAGGAGATCGCAGGCAAAATGGTGCTGATGGCCGAAACCGGGGGCACGGAATACACAGCAGGCGGGGACACGCTGGGCGAGGCACTGGTGGACTTGGCGGAACAAATAGAAGCGGAAGATAACATACTGGGGGATAGATGACAATCAAAGAAACATTACAGAAGGCGCTGGAGATGCTGGGGCCGAATGGAGAAAACTGGCAAAATCATCAACCGGACATTGAAAAATTTTGCGCACTGACCGCAATAAACAAAGCAGGTAGAAATGGTAACCAAGAGGAAGCGCGACAGCACTTCTTGAGCGTGATTGGCAGCAATCAAATCGGAACGTGGAACGACAAACAGACATGGCCGCAGGTCAAGGCCGCGTTCGAGGCGGCAATCATGGAGGCCGGCCAATGAGAGATGACATCACAATCACAGTACGTCAGGACGAGGGCGAGTACGTGGTGACCGCGCTGGTGGGGGCGATCAGCTATGAAGGGGGCGGGTACTCGCTGGCATGGGCGCTGTGCGACCTGGCCGAGCAGTTGGAGGAGTTGGGGGAATGAACGGTCCTGTGAGGCAGCACTATTGGCGAGAGGTCAGCATGATACTTGCTTGGATGGCTATTGCCATAGGGGTGGCCGTAATTGGGGCGGGGGACTGCGTTAATCAGGCTTGGAAATGGGTGAGTGTAGATACTATAGCCGGCCTACTGTGGATAGGCGTGCTCATGAACAGGATGGCCAAAGAGGTTGGAGGAGTTAGGTGAATGAACAGCAACGATCATTGGTTGACTGAGGCTGAGCAAGACGAATTTCGGACAGCTTGGTTAAAGCCGCTGGTCAACATCGTTACGATGGTGGATGTGAGGCTGTTTAAATCCAAAGGGCTGGGTGGGTTGGCTGAACGGGAGCACAAAAAGCGCACTCAATACGAACCCAATATCAACACAGCCAACCAAGTGGTGGCCGAAATGGTCGAAGAGTGGAACAAACCAAGAAAGTTCAAAATCGGCCAAAAATAAGTCTTGACAACACGTACTGGATACGCTAAGGTAGTTCCTAGGTGAGGGCCAACCCGGCCCACATACTTTAAACGGGACAACGTCCCAAAGGAGCTACAAATGGTAAACAAGTCAGTAACAATCTCAAAGCCGAACTTCGGACACGCGGTATTCAACATTATTGGTCAGGACGTACTGGTGATCCACCGGTTCTCGGCCAAAACCAAGCAACAGATGAAAGAGAAGATGGAGACTGGCAAGGCCGCATCAAGTAAGAAAAACCGGGAAGCCAAGAACACAGATGACACGTTCAACGACGCCCGATACGTAAGCAAGGACGGGTGGGACGGATTTCACGCAGGAGCGCTGCGCAACGCGCTGATCTCGGCATGCAGGTTGGTAGGCTTCAAAATGACGCTGGCCAAACTGTCAATCTTCGTGGAAGCGGATGGGTACGACGCGCTGGAACCACAAATCCCGTTGATTAGGATTGATGCCAAGCCGACCAAGCAAGAGGATATGGCGCGAGTTGAGACTGGCCAGCCGTACGTAACAGTGCGGGCCGCCTACCACCAATGGAAGGCAAAGGTCAAAATCCGGTTCGACCAAGACCAGTTCACAATCGAAGACGTGACCAACTTGTTGATGCGAGTGGGCCAGCAAGTCGGGCTCTGTGAAGGTCGGCCAGACAGTAAAAACTCGGCCGGTATGGGATGGGGGCTGTTCACAATCGAGGAGAGCAAGTGAATACAGAACGAATAGCAGAACTGCAACGGATAGCAGACCGGAACAACGGCCTGCTACTCCCTGAGGAAGTAGTCAAAGCGGCCAAAAGTCCCAAGTCAGCACTACATACGTGCTTTGAGTGGGACAACACTAAGGCGGCCCAGGCACACCGGCTGTGGCAAGCTCGTCAGCTAATCAGCGTCACTGTCAACTACCTAAATAATACTAAAGAAACGGTGCCGATGTTCGTGAGCCTAAGTAGCGACCGTGAAAAAGGCGGGGGCTATCGAACACTGGTATCGGTGTTGTCGGACGATGAGCAACGCAAGCAGTTGTTAGAAGACGCCTATGAGGACATGCAGACGTTTAAACGCAAGTACAAACGGCTGGAGGAGCTTACAGAGGTGTTTGAAGCAATGGAAGCGGTAGGAGCAGCAGTATAGGCATGGCAGGTAAGGTCCAGCATGGTGTGGTGGGTAATGGCAAGGATGGGCGCGGCAGGCGAGGATGGGTGTGTCAAGGCGCAGCAAGGAGCGAATAGGTCGGGTCTGTCGGGGCAGGTTAGGCGTTGTTGGGCGAGGCGGTGCAGGCACGGACAGGTGCGGCGAGGATTGTAAAGGAAAGTTACGGCAGGGCAGGCACGGCGTGACTGGGCTGGTTCAGGAAAGTTGAGGCGAGATTGGGTAAAGCAGGCACGGAGAGGTAAGGCGGGATAAGGACTGGCTGGGTAAAGCAGGCTCGAATCGGCATGGAGAGACAGGGCGAGTAAAGGAAAGGACAGGAGCGGCAGGCATGGTCTGATAAGGCGTGGAGAGTGATGGCGAGAATCGGATAGGTGTGGTAACGAGGGGCCGGTAAGATGAAAATACTAGTCGGAATAACCTGTTGTCATCAGGCTCGGTATCCAGAGGCTCTAAGCCGGAACGAGCCTGAGGGCAACTCTGCGTGTGTCCAAGCAAGTAGGGAGACTTGGATTAAAACAGCCACAGATGCTGGCGTAGACGTGCGATTCTTCTACGGTGAGGGCGCTACTAGAGAGCCGTTGCCAGATGAAGTGTTTCTGAACGTAGGAGATGACTACGACCACTTGATTGAGAAAGTGCGGGGCATGTGCCAATGGGCACATGAGCAGGGCTACGATTTCATGATGAAGGCCGATGCTGACTCGTTTATCAACATCAAAAACTTCCTGGCATCGGAGTTCCGAGAATGGGACTACACAGGCAGAGGTTGGGGCCTAGGGTATGTGCTATCCAAGAAGGCAATGGAGCGGGTGGCCGCAGAGACTCAACGACGTAGCTGGGCAGAAGATGCCCACGCTATGCGTACGTTATTCGCATGGGGCAACGCTAGCCCGGACAACAAGATAAAACTCTATGGAGATGGACGCTACGTATTCGCGGTCAACCTGACGCCACTGGATGTAGACCTACTAGATACCGCATTCATCGTCTGTAACCCAATGACAGCGGCTACAATGCACACACTGCATAAAACGGGCCGACTATCGAGCATAGTGCCCATGCAGTTCACCAGCAACGATCTTTGGACAGCGGGCGTAGACAGGCCAGAACACGCATCGGTATTCAACGCGTACTTTATAAGGGGCGAGGAGTGCCCACATACATACGACCAATGGATACAACTGAGCCAGTACGACAGGCAGCCATACAAGGACTGGCGGGACCTGGTGATGGCGTGCTTGGAAACGGAACAACTGGCCGACTGCCCGAGTTTTGAACAATGGATGCAGCCAATAGAGGGCAGGAAGGCAATACAGGAATGGGCGAAGTCGGTCAACACAGCAATAGCGGATAAGTTGAAACAACAGAGTGAGAGGCTGAAGGACGGGATGGAGGGTAAGTGAGCGCGTGGTGTCAAATCTGTGAAAAGATAGTAGACGGGCCGACACATGACCGAGCCGAGTGCTTGTTAAAAATAAAGATGGCTAAGCAAGAAGCTAAAGAAAATCGGGATCGCAGGATAGACGCACTGCTGGAATCGGCCAGCGTACGTAGTGCACAAGGAGGGGAAATGAGCGACAGCGGGAAGACAGTAGGGTATATATGCAAAGGCTGTGAACACTGGGTAACGGGGGACCACAGTTTGGGAGACTGCTTACGCAGCAAGGAAATGACGCCTAAACCGGAGAATCCGGCCAAAACAGACGCAATAAATCATCCTCAACACTATGGAGGGGACACGCCCTACGAGGCCATCAAGGTCATAGAGGCATGGGGGCTGGGGTTCTGCTTGGGAAATGTCGTAAAGTACATTAGTAGGGCAGGTAAAAAGACGCCGGACTTGTTGGTTGACCTAAAGAAATCAGCTTGGTACTTGAATAGAGAGATTGAACGGCTGGAGAAGGAATGACGCTGGAACGGATCGCCGCTCTACGAGATTGGATGGGGCCGGAGTGGGACGGCACGCCTGAAAACTACAACCCGCCCTACTACAACACTCTACATGTCCAATACAAGGACTTGAAGGAGTTGTTAGACATGGCTGAGCAACTGCTGAAGGCGGCCCAGTGAGACCCTATGAATGGCACTGGAAGACGGTTGGCCGGAACCTGGTGTCGTACTGGTACGACGTGCGCACGGTATGCATGAACATAAAAAGATTTTGGCCGGTACTCAGACATTTCCAGAGCTACGATTACAGCGGACTGCTGCTCTGCATAGAGGTGGCCACCAAGGACATGGCGGCGTATCACCGTACGCATGGACACACGGTCAGCCGGATGAGAATCGGCCAACAACTGGCAGTGGTATCGGAGCTATGCAAACGACTGAACGCAGATGGATACTTCGACAACGCAGGGTATGATCCAAGGACATGGCGAGACCGGCCAGACTACGAATGCCACAGAATCGCCACACATGCTGGATACATGGAAAAGCAGGACGCGGCCTACCTAGGACGGATGTTCAGATACATCAACCACTGGTGGGACTAAACAGCGCTTGACAACTCGGCCGGACTTTGGTAAGTTAAGTAGGACTAGGGGGATATATGAGTCCATCGGATTTGGAACTATTAATACACTGCCACGCATGCCCTGCGCCGCACCCACGACTGCACGCCCCAGCCATACAAGCTGGGCTGAAGAGATTTTTGGCGGCAGGTGTAATTGAGTACGAAACGTCGGAACGCAAGGGCAGCGGTTACATGACAACGGAAAAGGGCCAGAAATGGCTAAAGATGATACTGGATACGCCGTACCCTGAACATCGGTGGGTAGACCCGAGAGATTCAGAGTACACACTCTAAAGCAATAAAAAGGGCCGCCCCGGTGAGAGGCGGCCTTAATTATTTAACCAAACAACTTCTCAAACCAAGTCTCCAGACCAAGGTAGCGCTTCCACGCCTTAAGGCCGGCCGCGTTGTGACGAAGCAGAGCCTGAACGCCCTTCTCAAGCTCAACATCCCGGTTCTCCAGAAGCTGGACTGCGGTATGGGCGATATCCAACGCGTCGTCGGAATCGGCCTGCCAACTCTTGGGTGCCCAACTGATGGCCGAGGACACCACAGATGGAACCCCAACAGAGATGCCGTCAGCGGTAATCATGTTGAAGGACTCGGTATAACTAGGCTGGAGCAGTAGGTCACACTGAGATATCAACCCGATGAACTGGTCCCAGTAGTTCCAATCATGGCGGACCAGCTTGAAGTCGGCCAGCCCGGAGCACATCTGCTCAATCGCAGGAATGGTGGTACCCTGGTCGCCCTCGCCACCGGATGACATGTGAAGCTCAACTGGGACGCCAAGCAGACGATGGATGGCCACAGCCGCAGCAGCCGCAGTCATGAAGTTCTTCTGAGGCCGGACGGCCCCAAACGCGCCAATAATCAAAGGCGATCCAACGCAGGGCCGAGGATCACACTCCCCAATGGGGTAGAGGTTAGGCAACCAGACCACGTCCCGGCCGTAGGCCGTACGCAGCCACTCTACAAACTTCAACGAGTTGCCGCCAACCCGGAGGTTGCAATAGAACTCTGTCAACTCATGGTACTTACGGAGCAGCTGGACGCCGCCAGGATCGGCCTGTAAAAATCCGACATTGGAATGGGACAGGATAACAAACTGAGTGTCAGGGTAGTGGATAAGCAGCGACTCGATATCATGGACGCTAAGCCATGGGGCTGATATGACAACATGGGTGTAGGGCCAAATGGCTGAATCTAAAAGGTGGACGATGTCAACGTTATGACGCACGGCGTGCGCGTGAGCTTCGATGCCGGCGTCCCGGAGGACATCAGCGGTGGCAAATCCTGCGACATGTAACCCAATGCAGGAGCTGCGCACCCAGTGGGAGAAGTCTTTAAAGCAGAGTAATACACGAGGAGAATTCATAGGTTCCTTGGCCAGAGAGATGGAGCGGAGTAGGTTAGAGGTGGACGGATAGGAACTAGGAATGGCGAGGAACTATAGGGCGTGACCAGTAAAAAGTCCACCAATAAATCCGACAACGGCCCCAATACGGAACCCACGGATGAACGCACGCTTGGTCTTGATCTTCTCAGCAGCAACCTGAGCGGTGCACTGCTTGGACTGGTCGGCCAGCTCGACATTGAGCGCGGATACTTGGGACTGGAGGGCGGTGGTCACCGTAGTCTGCTGGGTGAGCAGGGACTGGTCATTGGCCGCAATCTGGACCTCGTCGGCCAGTTGGCTGGTCAACGTAGGAACGGCCTCAAGTTGGGCGACCGTAGCACGTACGCCATTTTCTGAGATAACGGTTCCCGAGGAGGTCTGGGATAAGTCATTTGGTTGCAACACAACCAGAGATTGCCAACGTTGAATGACCTCAGGCAGGGCCAGGGTAGTGCGGTCGGCGGTCTGATGTTGCGCTAGGGCGGCTTGAGAACGGGCATTAGACGCCGCTAGGAGACTGTTCTGAGCTTGGACGGTGTCTAGGGCCTTCTGGAAGGCCGCAGCCGCAGAATCGGCCTGTAAAGCCGCTGCGGAGGCCTGGGACTTGGATTCATTGAGAGTCTGGGTCAACACGGCCAACTGCTGGTCTTTCTTGGCCGATTCAGAGTCCAGATACTTGGAATACAGATGGGTGCCAAATCCCAGCACAAGCAGGATTATAAGCAAACGTTCGTGGGCCTTGAAGAAGGTGAGGTAAGAAGTGAGCATACTAAACACCAATCGTCTTCATGGAGTTGGTTACACAATAATTGATCCATCCGCCTTGATGGGTAGCTAAGGAGTCGGCCAAAAACAAAGCAGCCGCACGCTCATGAATCCATGCAGATGCAGCAGCGCCACTAATACCGGGTTTAAGGACAATGTTGACTTCAACAACGTCGATCTCAGGATCACCATTAACTACTTTGGAACAGCTCAACTTGGTAATGGGTACAACAGGTTGTTCTAAACATTCATTGGACATAATTATCCTCCCAGTAATACGGACGTACGAGGTACACCGCGCCCAAGTTGGTGACGCGCCCCGGCAGCAGGTTTGGTCAACTCATCAACGGCTTTGTTGGCCTGAGAGTAGAGGGCCGAGTCGCTGAGTGGACGCTGGATATCCGGGGCAGGGATGGGGTGGAGCTGCTCGGGCTTATTTTTTAAATTTTCAGGCTGCATTAGCGACCTTCCTTAATTGAGCAGTGCGACGGGCCTCAGACCACGGAGTGCCTTTTTTAACGCCGCCCGTACCACGACTTTTTTCCACCATGTTAAGAATCCTCTGACGACCCGCCTCGGTAGTGACAGTGCGCTTCATTCGTTCACTAGCCTGTCTGCAAAACTCTGGTGAGCGCTTTTGACCTAAATTAGAGGCACGCATCTTTTCAATTGATTCAGCAGTAAATTTACGCCCCTTACGGGCTACACTCATTTTAAGGCAGGTCTCTTTGGACAATGGGATGCCCTTACGAGACTCGCCAAATGCATGTATTTTGGCAACATGGGCTGCTGACTTTGGAACACCCCTAACAGCAGTACTAATCTTAAGGCGGGACTCCTCAGAGAGTTGAACTCCAGAAGCTCCTTGACCGCCATCAGTAAGGTTATGCAAACAACCTAAACCAAGGTCTTTACGACCATAATACGCAATCAGAAATTTCTCGGCCTCGAAGGCGGCCGCTTCGGATGGAAATTCTTGGATTAAAATGTAAGCACGGTCTTTAGGAGGCTGATGCCGACGCCTAGTTTTAAACGCACGTTTGCCATGGCCTTTGCCGACATAGTAAGGGGTGCCATCATAGCGCAGGTATAGGTATGTATAAAACACGGTGTCCATAACTATTTCTTCACATGACGAGGCAATTTCTTGCCCTTGGTGGCCGCGTCCCACTCCTTGAGACCCTTGGCACCAAGGATTTCAGGATGGGTGTGCATGTAGCCGGCCTGGGCCTGGCTGACAAACGGATTCTTGGGGACGCGTCCATCGCCAGGCATCCCGAGGCTGATCTCGGTGGACCGGCCGGTCGTACGCGACCTGACCATAGTGTGCTCAGCTATAGGTTCAGCAGCACGGACTTGGCGATACGTGGCCGTCTTAGGACAGTCACAACTTCCTTGGCAATCACACATAAACAAATACTCCTTAGACCTTGTTATTCCAGGTCTTGGGCTGGCCGGCCTTGATAAAGCTGGGCGTGTCGGGATGAGATTCCCGGATGGCCTTGACATCAGCGGCCGGGTCGGCCTGGTTGCCGCCAATGTAGATATCGGGCGTGTTGGACTTGGCCGCATCGGCCAGTGGTCCTTCTTTGATGGTAGCAACGGAACGGGCGGCCTGACGGGCCGACTCCACGGCGTGCTCAGCCGCATGACGTGCTCCAGCGGCTGCGGGCTTGCTGACTCTATAGGGGGTATCGGGCATGGGACTCCTTTAAAATGCGTACGTACATACGCTAAGGTTGACAATAAAAACGGTAAGGTTGACAATGCCGGAGCTTAAGGTTGACAAACCCGGCCAGACTTCTTGACACTGGACTCTACAACCGCATCCAACTCTGGATAGAACAAATTCCTCTGCCAGTAGCAATGCTCATGACTCAAGATGGCGTAGCCGTGCTTGGCACACCAGTCCCGGTACTCCTCAAGGGCGGCCTCTAACGAGGCGGGCTTACGGATACGGCGCTCCAGGTGCATTACTGGGCGGCCTGCTTGGCTGCAAATGCAACGGCATGATTGGCTAGCCACCAATGATGATCCACTGAAGACGGGTCAGATGGACACACATCATTGAAATCTAAGAACACGCCATGCAAATGGCACAACTTATCCGAGGACATGTTAGTACGCAATACGGCGCTGCCATCATTGACGTACGGCCCAACCATGCTAAGGTCAACCTTAGGCAACTCGGCCGCCTCCAACTCTTTCTCCAGAAGGGCGAGCAGCCGCCAGGCCGCTTTCGCGGTATGCCGAGTGCCGTCGCTGTCAATCTTGCCACGCTCTAGAAAATGACGGATGGCCGCATCGGCCTCGTCAGAACTCTTGGAGCGGTCCCAGTGCAGGGGAGCGCCCTCGCCGTTATGCTGGACGTTGCCAACATAGGACACATAGGCCACTTCGGCCAATGCGCGGGGAAAGTAATCCAGGACGCCGGTCCCAACGGGACGCTGCT